CCGAGCAATTAGAAGCAACTGCTGGTATGCTCAAGGAGCGTGACGAAGCAATCTCCAAGGTTGCTGAACTCAGCAAGGCACTTGCTGAATCCGAGTCCACGAAGAAGCAAGCAGTTGAGCAGATTGAGTCTGTCGGCAAGAAGTCGGCAAGCATCGCCGCCAGTGTTGGCGTCGCTCCTGTAGAAATCTCCTCCGCTGATGCGGTGTCAAGCAAGTCCCCAGAGGAAACTTGGAATGACTACTTGAAGGTTCAAGACCCTGCTGAAAAGGTTGCTTTCTACAATAAGAACCGCACCGCAATCGTTGCCCACTTGGGCATCAAGTAAAACTTATGGCACTTCCAGCATCCCTAACTGCCGCACTCGGCACTCTGTTAACTGACAACTGGGCGGCTATTGTCGCTGACGCTAACGCAAACAGCGGAGTCACCATTGTCAGTTTCAGTCTCACTCTCACGGAAACCTCTCCTCCCGGTGGTCCGATGGATGCGAACATTCGCTTCACGCATCGCTTCCGCACTGAGATTTCCCAGAGCACTCAAGAGCAGGTCACCGTGACCGTCTCTTAATTCTACCAATTCCTTTCACCCTACTAATCATATAACATATGGCAAATAACGTCCTCAACCAAGGTCTCGCCCCGCAATTCGTTGCGGCTGAAACCCTCCGCACCCTCGTCCCTGTCTTGGCTCCGCTGAACAAGATTGTGACCACCGACTTCTCGGCCTATGTGGCTGAAAAGGGTCAAGTGGTTCACACTCGTTTCGCAAACTCCTTCACGGCTTCGACCTATAACCGCTCGACTGGTTTCGTCCCTTCGGACGCTGACTCGACCGATGTGGCTATCACTCTGGCTGACCACAACTATGTGTCCGCCTCGTTCACCGATACGGAAGTCGCAACCATCTCGCTGGATATGCTTCGTCGAGTGTTCATCGCTCCTATGGCTAACGCCACGGTGAAGTCCCTGTTCGACGCTGTCCTTGCTGAAACGACTGCCGCCAACTTCGCTGGCATTGGCTACACTGGCGTGAAGGCTAACTTCAACCGCACGGCTGTCGCAAATGTTGCAACGAACTTGACCCTCGGCAACCTTCCTTACAATGACCGTTCGATGCTCCTGTCTCCAGGTGCCTTCGGTCAACTCCTGCAAGACCCCTCCGTTGCTCAGTACCTGTCCATCGGTGACACGTCTGTGATTCGGGATGGCAAGGTCGGTCGTCTACACGGTATCGACATCTACGAATACAATGGCTTCTCTGCTGCCCCTGCCGGCCAGAACCTCCACGGTATCGCTGGTTGCCGTGAAGGTCACGTCATCGTGACCCGCACCCCTGCCGCACCTACCACTGGTGGTGGCGAGCAGATTTCCGTGCAGGACCCAGACTCGCAGTTCGCGTTTGCTCTACGCTCGTGGTACGATTGGACGAAGGGTCTGTCCAGCATCTCGGCTTCGTGGATTGTTGGCACGTCTGTTGGTAACCCCAACGGCGCACAGCGTATCGTCATCAGCGACCTCTAAGCCGAAGGGCAGAGGTTTACGAGACCCCCAGCGATGGGGGTCTTTTGTTTGGGAGGGGTCATAGACCCCTGTGGTTGGCTCTTGAAGGCGTTTTGACTGGTGCGTAGGGGCATGGGCGGCATCCAAGACGAATGGGCTTCAGACGCAGAAATCATCCTCGGTGAAATACCCAAGGTTGTGACTGTGTCCAATGGTGCTGGACTTAGCCACGTGTTCAATGTGCTGATTGGCACCCCTATGGTTCAGCAGGACTTGGAGACTGGTGGCTTTCTGAACTCAGCATCCTTTGATGTGAAGTTCCTTAAGTCCGATGCTGTGGCATACCCAACTCTGGTTCAGTATGGATGTTTAATGTCCTACAACAGCAACTCCTACCGAATTGTGGCGGTCAATGACCGACCACCATCTGCTTGGGTTATGTGCCGAGTGGTCACTAAGACTGGGCCGGGATAATGGGCATTGGTGTTCGCAAGAATATCCAAGTGGACGCAAGTGTGCTCAAGCAGCACCTTGAGGCATACAGTAGGATTATGGGCACTGGTCTTGGAGAGGTCATTCGCAA